GAATAACCTAAGTCCTCTTTACCACGCCAACGCTTAATAAAAGCATCTATATTACGGTGGGTTGAAGGATCATAATCGGTTTCTTCGGCAGTAATATTCATTAATGTATTTACCATTTCATCGTAGTCGTCTTGATAAGCCCTAAAATCTTCTTGGGACATACCCTCCACTTCTCCATGACCACCATAGTCAAAATGTTTTTTATACTTTTCATTACCTAATAACTCTTCATTACCCTCATATTTTTTAGCTTGCTTTTTGTCCCAACCTCCTCCGTGTAACAGACTCCTTTTTCTATCATTAATAAATTTTCTTACAAATTCTTCTTGACCCTCAAATCTACCTTCATACTTCGGTCTAGTAAAATAATCTTCAATAAGGGTTTTCGTAACTTGGTCAGGTCCAAATGCAGATGAACCTTCTTCTACTTCATCTACAGTTCTAATAAAATCACTCCTAGGATCGTCTTCTTTTCTATAACTTCCCGTTTCAACATTTCTTATAGCATCCCTAATTCCACCCACATCGAAAGTCTTTTCTATGCGAGCCGGTTTGTCTGGGACTTCGTAGCTGGTAGGTACAATCTCGGCAAGTTGCTCTGTAATGAAATCCTCACCCCCTAGCATATCTATAAAATCTTGCTGCGGTTTTGGAGGTGCAGGAGGTGGAACCATCTCAGGTTGGACAGGCGCTTGAACTGGTGCTTGGCGCTGGTAACCAGGATCACCTGGCATAGGATCAAACCCGGCGCGTGCGTCGAGAACCCATTGAGGAGGTCGCATTTGCTCTTCTTGAAATACTCTTTCGGGAGTTAACATACCATGAGGTTTCGGGGGAGCTTCACCGGCAACTCCTGCAAGACCCATCTCATAGCGTTCGACAAGACCACCTACGTCATAACCAATCCAATCGGAAACCTGTCTTATAACTTCATCTCTCCCTAAACCCTCAGCAAATTTAACTAAGCCACCTTCTTCTTTGCCCTGGACAACTCTTCCTTTCTGCTTTTCAAACATAGCAGGAATATTTTCTACAACAATATTATCCTCCGCAATAGAAGCCTCATCTTCACCAATCTTAGCCATGAGCTTTATAACCTCAATGAAAACTTTCATGGCACGATCTTTAGTATCTTTTTCTTCTTTTGACTGAATGGTAACTGCCTTCTCTACGGCATCAACTTGAATCTTTCTTTCCTTTAAATCCAGTTCTCTGTTCTTGAGAAGCATCTCTGCAGCAGAACTTGCGGCCTCATGTTGAATTTCCTTCTCTTCCAACTGTACCTTGGCGCGCTGAATATCTAAGGTTTGTTGTTCTATGCTCCCTTGCTGTGCTCCAACGGCAGCCATTTGTTGCATCTGTTGAAGTTGTTGAGCCGCTTGAACCATTGCAAATTCCTGCTGACTAGGATCAACTGGACCCTGCTCCTGCATAATAGCCCCTATGCTTTCCTGATATTTAAGAAGCATGTGCTCTGATATGTTGGCTTGCAAAAGAGGTCCAATCACTTGCATCTGAGGATTTTGCTGCTGCGCTGGATCGGAAAGGAATGCACCCTTGAACTGTATGTGCGCATCATGGTTCTGACCAGGGAAAGCTTTAATGGGCAAACCCTGAGATACACTCATGATATCCGCCATAGGATTCTGGGGAACTTCCTCCTTCTTGGGAGGCATAACCTGCTCTATATTGCTGATGTTTGCAGCCGACAGGAGACGCTTATGGACTTCACGCATATCATAAATGCCTGGAGGTGCCTGCGAAGCCATTTGTAAAATCAACTGAGCCAGGGCAAAACGATGAGCAGAGGATGGAATGTTAGGATCGGATACTGGAATGACATCTACACGCCCATCAAAATCCTCCCGTGCAATAACCATAGACCCACCCACAACATCATAGGGATAATTGTCTGGGAGATATGCATAATTTATGCGCGCAAGTATATTAAATTCATCCCTTTGCGCTTTATGAAGACGCTTATGCACAGCAGAAAAGAACTTAGCGCTAGCCTCAAGAAGAGCTAAGGTAGTACCCACAGGCCCATAGTTAGTGGCATCGGAAACTACCTGTTCTGTCGAATCTGCAAAACGCTGGCCTGCCGATACAATGAACTGCAGCATTGCCATTAAAGTTTGCGACGGCTCCTTGTAAGGAAGCGGGATAATAGACTTGTTAAGGTCCATTCCTGTAGCTTCAACTTCTTTAAATTCACCAGGAGCAATGGGATCATTACCGCCGACGATGCGCACACCCCTTACCTTGAAGCCCCCAGGAAGATTTGCAAATTGGCCTGCATCGACCAAGGAACGCATAGCTGCAGTAGCTGTTAAGGTAAGATTTCCAAGGAAATGTATGAAACCAAGGCCGTAAAAACCAAAACCTGGAACAAACTTGTAATGAACAAAGTGATTAATTTTTCTGTAAAGGTCGTCATTCTCTTCGTAGTTGCGCCTAATAGAAAGAACTTGACCCGATTGCTCTTCCACGGTTACTATGTAGGGCAACGGGAAAGGCCCCTCAAATTCACCGGGCAACTCAAGATAACAATGCTGTTCAAGGAGACAATATTCAGGGTCATTTAGGCTATCAGAGTTAAAGCCCATAATGGTGTCAATCTTCTCGGCAATGCCCGTTCTCTGAACAGCAGCAGCTTCAGGAAGATTTATGTCCAAATACATCTCAACGGCAATTTCCCGCATGAGGTCTTTGGGACTTCTATAAATTACATGGGTGTACCTATCTGCTTTTTCTAAGTCTACAGCATTCGTAGGGACATAGAACTGATCTACAGGCACAAACTCGGAGACTGGGCGTCCTTCTTTTGCATCATAATAAACTTTTTTGAAGGCGGAACCGAAGAGAGGAAGATGAAATAAAAGCCTTTCAAATTCATCGAAGTACTCAGGCATTATCTCAGTTATCTCGAAATTCATAAACTCGCGGACACGGGTAGCCTGTTCGTCTTTCTCGTCGGTAACCTCACCTATGATTTGTGTGCGAACTGGACCGCCTGACGGGAACAATTCACCAGAAGCTTTTGACTGGAATTTAACAGCCGATTCTATCAGAAGGGGATGGACCGCTGTACATGCTCCCTCGAAAGGATCGGAGGACTCTTCCAGCTTAAGACCAAGGAGATCGAATCCGTTTTCGAACATCTGCTCCCATTCACCGCGAGACTCCTTATCATCCTTGTACATACGAATAACTTCGGAGCCTATTTCCTCAAGAGTTTCCTTCTCAAGAAACGAGGCAATATTTTCCATATGTTCGTGCTTTACAGCTTCTTCGGTTTCCTCTTCCTCTAAAATGGTAACCTCGACAGAACCATCAGGAAGAACTTCTACAGAATCTTCTTCCTCGATAAAATTATCTTTGTCTTCTTCATAAAGAAAAGGATTTTTTTCAGTAGCCATAGCAGCCTTCTTTAATTAACTTGCCAATAGGTCGCTTTTTTGCGTGGGGCTTCCTCATCATACTCTGGATCAGTCGGGTGTCCAAGCCGCCAAGACTCCCTAACATAATGAATTGCCATTACCATTGCATCAACTTGGTCATCATGTGCAGCATTAGGAAAAGAAATAGCCTCTAACATTAAGTCTTCTGCCCATGGCTTAACTGGTAACCATACACGACCAGATTCCAACAGAGGAGATGCAGCATTAACCCTTGATATCTTATCACGATCTGGCAAATACTCAAGAACTGGAAGTCCAGCCCTTCTCATATCTTGAATTAGTGACTGACCGGAAGCTTTCTTCTCCACTAAAAGCGCGTCAGGTTTATGTTTTTCGTAAAGCTCTTGTGCCTTTGCTCTTAACTCCGGGTATTCGTACCTACCCTTTACATTAGAAATAAGAATTAAATTAGGTACATCGTATTCAAGACCCGCGCTATCTTGCTCATGTAATTCAAATATTCCCCATGTTTGAATAACAGAAAAGTCTGCAGTAGTCTTAGTAGAAAACGCAGTATCTAAAGTCTGAAGAACAAAATCGCAAGTTGGCGGCTCAGGTAAAGACCATTTTTTAAACCACACCTTCTTTAAAATGCCACCTTCAGCAGCAACAGGATTTTGCATAAATAATGATTCCCAATAACGAGAGCCATTATTTCTTTTTATTTCCTCCTCATCTTTTTTTAAAATTTCATTTGGTTTCCATTGAGGAAAATAAGAATCACCTGTTGGGATATCTAAAAGTTTAGAGGATGCATCATCAAGCCACGCAGGTATTTTAATAACCTCCCACTCACCCTTATTTGCATTTTCAAGAAGCCAGCCTGCAAGATCGTCTTCATGGTAACGCGTATTAATAATGACTATAGAACCGTTAGGCATAAGTCTAGTACGCAAACCTGCAGGATACCACTCTTTTATATATCGACGCCCAGCTTCGGAAAAGGCATCCTCTTCAGACATTACATCATCCAATATAGCAACGTGTGCGCCACGGCCTGCAATCTGAGTTTTAACTCCAGCAGCCACATACGTGCCGCCCCTATTAGTTTGCCACTTTCCTGCACTTCTAACATCCGCTCGAATTTGAACTCCCGGAAAAATACCCATGAATGTATCGGACCTTATGATATCACGAACATTACGCCCAAAGTCAGACGCCAATTGATCCGAATGGGATACAGATAAAATCTCATGAGCAGGATTATTACCTACGTACCATGCAGGAAAAAGCTTCGAACATATAAGAGATTTACTAGAGCGTGGTGGAAGAAATACCATTAGACGCTTTAGATCACCATCAGCCATCCTCTGCAGTCTATTACAAATAACTTTGATGTGGTTCCCCATAACAAAGTCAGCAACCAATTCAGGCGCAACCAGCTTAACAAAGGTAAAGAAATCAGTCTTACCCTTGGCTAACACATAGTTTATTAATTGATCTCTTAATTCTACAGACGGCAATTAAGGTTTACCACCCTCTATCAGCTTTAGACCTGCGATATCAACTAACTTGTCGATATCCTTTTTTATCGCGTCCTGGTCAGTTCCCGAGTCAAGAGCGCCATGACGAATTTTCTGCTCTGAACGATCTATAAGCATCCCTAGATGTTTGCCTACAAATTCCATAGCTCTGTTGGCATTGGCAAAATCATTCTCTTCAAGAGATTTATCGTATATCTCGCTGAAACGATCCAAGACCTTGTTGGCGTTAAATTTAATTTTATCGATGGTCGCCTCCCTTATCTCGTCTATGCGCGCCTGAATCTTGGGGCTATTTAAGAGAGCCTTGGCGTTACGCTCACGAAAGCTCTTGTAGCCTGCTTTTTTATAGGCTTCCGGCAAGTCTCCGGTACGCATATATTCTAAGCAAAATTTCTCTTGCCGCGCAGTTAATCCGCTAAATTGCAAACCTCCCCTGGAAGTCGGTTCTTCTAGCATACCTTTTCTCCGTTTCAATTCCCAGCGAATACCCTCTACATCACGACCATTGGGCTTTTTTCGCAATTTGACCAAATGCGCATAAATATCTACAAGTTCATCGGTACTATATTTTCCGTAAAGCACATGAGGTTTATGTTTCATGGGCTATTCTACCACTTCTAGACGGAATTTACGAGACCTTCTTTTGCAAGAAGTACGCCAAGCCTTACCATCTCCCTTATCCAGGCCATATATCTGAATGCCATGTTGCTTAAGTGCAGGCTTGAGACGGCGCAAATTATCGAGAAGCCACTTAACATTAGAAGGTATTGTCTTGGGAGGATAATTTTTGACGGTGTAGCATAACTGCACAAAATCGTCATAGGTGCCTTCGAATATCTTTTTCTCGGTCATTACCTCCACAAGTAACTTGGCGAAAGGATCGACATCTATGACATTTGTAGTTGTCGAGAGACGATTATTNTTATANATATCAAGAAACTTTCCTGATTCCCAACCCAAGGCTTCAGCACCTGCCTCTACCCACTGAACTACAGANCGGAANCCNAAGGTTGCNTCCACATTCAGATCATACTGCTTTCGATAACATACAGAAAGGACATTCAAAAGACCACCNAGGATTTTAGCCTTATCCTTTTCAAAGGCGTCCAGTATCTCCTTAATACTTCTAGGGTCTTTAAAGGGCGAATCATCCAGATAGATTGCCATGACACGGCGAGCCAAATCATCCCTCTCCACCAAGTCGGGAATACCGTTTAGAATTACCGGACGAGTGACAGTATACTGATTAAGAGTGTGATTAGTATAAAGGGCCCGTTTCATTATGGTAAGGCCTGTGGCGATCTTACACAGGGTATCAGACATATCTCTCTTTATATTGGATATATTGTCATATACCAGTACATGCCTCGCACGGGCTGCTACAGCTATATCTTCCTCTCCCTTCGGAAAGGTTGCGGCAGTGTCGTGATGAGGGTCTATGAGGGCTAGGAGGATGTTACAGATGGTAGTCTTGCCGGAGCCTTGGACACCAGATATAGAGAGGACTGGATACTCTTTTTCTTCGCGCATAGATGCCAGAAGAAAGCCTACAATCAAAGTCCAATTGACATCGGAAAGCTGTGAACCTCCGAGATATTGGCGCAAAAGTCCCAGGTCACCGTTGGGGTCAGGCTCTTCATAACTTTGTGCAGAATTAGCTCTTATAAGAGGAACTGAGTCTGGGATGGACTCGACAATTTCCCAACCGTCTCCATCTAAACGAATGGCGCGAAAATCCTTATCGCACATATTATACCAGAGAGCATTACCTACATGCTTTACGCGGACCATAGGGATTACAGGCTTTCCCATGGCGCGCGCCTCATTTAGAAGCCAGCTATAAATAGTCTGTAAGGCTATCTTGGAGGGTATTCGATGGCGCATCCTCTTATATGTGGTCTGTATATGGTGAGTGAACATGGCTGATTCAACAGGCCAGAGAACTTTTTTGTTGCCTGTGCGCCAAGAAACATAGGGTATGTCATCGTTGCCGACATAAAACTTTGTGCCAGCTAAGATGCGATCTGCTACAAGGGTATTAAAATCTTCTACTTCGACTTCGGGGTTCTCGGGTATCTCTACCATTATTTCCTCTTGTGATCTAAACCGGGTTGGAATATACTCCATCTCGCACACGGGACGGGGCCTTTCAGCAATGGAGGGCTCTTTCTTTTTCGGGTCTTCAAGGTAGCAGCTCCAGAAACTGGTGTCAACCTCCGACAGCCTCCGACCTAAGTACTTGAAAAATAACAATTGTCGGCGGCAGCGGGTCGTTCGGAGGATGTTTTTCTGATATATATATATATTTTCTTTTTTCTAAAGAAGTTGACGCCTCCGACCCTCCGAACCTCCGACAATGTAATGAAATCAATGACTTAGTTCGGGTCGTGTCGGCGGCAAGCTAGATAAGTATTTGATTTTATTGGGAAAAGACGACCCGTAAAATAATGCTGATGGAAGTGTAGAGCGGGGAGCCTCAATTGACCACCCGAAAAAATCAATTATGCTCGCGTCACATGGCCGCATAACCCGCCCTACGCTATACACGATATATCATTAAATACTGGTCGTCAAGCGATCCGAAAAAAAAAATGCTGAAATGTGCTAAATTTTTTTCACCTCGTATTCCCCACAAACAAGCACCCCCCTGTTTTTCCTCCCCCCGGTGGCCCTCTCGACGTCCAAACCAAAAGAACAAACCGTGAACAGACTAGGGCAAAAAAAATGCCCCGCCGATCTCAGTTTTACCTGAAACCGACGGGACCATTTCACCAGCGGAGGAAGTCTAGCCTAGGGTAAACTTGCCCCGCTTTCGTTTCGCAGAACCGGCCTCTTCGGATACTTCCTCGAAGAGTTCAACCGGCGCGTCATACCACTTGAGGTATTTGGCACCACGAAAGTCGGTGACGTCGAGGTCCGCACCCTTAGCGTCTCCAGTACCCTTAATGCTCTTCACCTCGCAGTAAAGAGTGAAATTCTCATTAAGCTGGCGGACGCGATAGGTAACGGTTACCTCCGCTTCACCGGTGAAATCGTAACGGGTCGTCTTGGCATTTTCTGCCATAGCTAGTACTCCGGGCATTATCTCAGCCCTTATGCCGTTAGTGGCTCCCGATTGACCGCGCCCATTGTGTTGCTTGCGGTATCGCTCCCGTGCCGAAAACGTGGCGTCTAGACGGGCTATGCCTGTTGGCCCCTTACATGTAAGCGCTCAGCTCTAAGTTACAACCCCTAGGTGAAATTATTTCTGTTCCTGCTTTGTTCCCTCAGTACAGTTTAGAATGGTTCTAAGCCCTAAGTGTCTGAGATGTAAGGATATTATATATTACTTTCAAACCGGTAACCATGTACGCCTAACACCTATGGTTGAACAATCAAACCGGAACATAAGGTGAACATCAAACCGGATGGCGGGCTAAAAGAACAAAAGGTGAACAAAGGAACAAAAGGTGAACAGTTCGGGAACAAACCGGGAATAGTGTTGCAAAAATGTCACTGTCAAGCACAAACCGCTCGGATCGGAAAGAAAATTTACCAAACCGGGAACGGAGGGGGAACAAAGGGGGAAGAGTGTGGCAAGGATGTCACAGTCGGAGAGAAAAGCGACACGAGTCGGCCCTTGGGAATTGACGTGATTTCCCCAGGTGGTACTGTCAGCCTGCAAATTTGATTAACCCAATAACTTAGGAGTTACAAGACGATGGCACATAGACAGATCAACGGCTGGTTCGAAGGATCAAACGGCGGCGAATACTTTGAGATGGGCGGCGAATCCCTTAGGACAATCGCCCTGGCAATGATCAAGGAGTTTGGTGAAGATGAGGTATGCGGCGTGGACATCGAGGCCGAAGACATTCACGGCGACGACGTATCCCAGGCGCTGTATCATTGGCTTAACCCAAGGGAGGCATGAAGGATGACTGAAAGGATGTTCGATGCGCTTGAGTATAGCATCGTTTCTTGTTTAGAGTTTGGCGATGGGCATGTCGAATGTGTCTGGGAACGTGAGGCTGATGACGAAACATTTTTGACTGAGGCGACTGCCAAGCAAGTAGCCCATCATCGCCTAGTATCAGCGAACTGCGCAGGCCCCGTTGGGTTTGACGTCTTTAACATTGGAGAAACATCATGACAATATGGCATTTTGATACCACCGGAGAAGCCTATGACGCATGCCAGTGCGATGACAGGCTGAAGGACGGCGATACCTTAGTTTGTGGGCATTGGTGTGACCTGCCTGAGGGATGGCTTCTGCGGCGTTCAGCTAACTGCGAAGACGATGGTGACCCACTATCGATTTCGATCTTAGCTGATTGTCAGCGGGGACAGGGGCAATACGATACCGTAGTTGGAATTGTTAGCACATGGCCGACTGCCGTGACCAAGATCAACGGGCAACTGCACAAATTCAAAGACCCTCACACCGTTCAATTGAATGCAATGAAGGAAAGCGCAGCGTTTCATGGGGTTATGGAGGCGCTAAAGATTGCCGATAACATGGGTTTAGAACTTGACGACGGGTTTGTTTGCCCACGCATCGTTGAGGAAATGCATTTGCATGATAAAGATTTCTCCGGCCTTGCCAATGGGGGTACACGGAAATGAGTACTATAACGCCAGCATATGGCCGTGATTATACCTCAGCGAAACAAGCCAAGCGCGATTGGCATGACGGTAAAGATTTTATCCTTCGTGATATCACAAGTCGTTGGGACGGCAAGCCATGTTCTATTCGTGACTTCAGCAATGGCGCTAACCTATTCATTCGCTACAATAACTTGCAAGACCTAGTAGCAGTGACGGGAAAGGAGGACTGAATGATTTATTTACTCGTAAACAATTGGGATGTGGCCGTAGCTCTTGCGGCTGTTCCCTTTATTCTGTGGCTTATGCTTTCGCCACGTTTCAAACACATAGGAGAATTCTAATGGTCTTAAATGGAAGAGAGATTAACTATATCGACGCTCAACTCAAGATGGCATGCAAAGCTGAAGCGCAGGGAAATCAGCGTAAGGCCGAACAGCATTTTATTTTGGCCGAAGACGCATGTGAACGGGTTACGTCGGAGAATGCATGGGTACAACTGATAAACGTCTTAGAGGATGCCGAACAGGGAGTGAAAATCTAATGCCCCGCTTCATAGGCAATTACATCGCCACTGGTAGCAATCCAAAGATTGTTAAGGGCGACAACAACGTATACCTCACTGCCATACAGCATTTCCTGCCTAGCGATATATCAGGCCATCAGATGTGCGGTATGGAGGAGATAGCAGGATGCCGAAAGGATTGTCTTAACACTGCAGGCAGAGGTCAATCCCCCATGGTAGTAGCAGCCCGAACACGTAAGACCTTGGAATTTGCAGAACACCGTCCCTTGTACGATTACCTCATCGACAAAGACCTGACTAAGTATGAAACATTCTGCCACCGGCATGGGCTTCGTGGTGCTGTACGTATGGCAGGGACAGACGATAGGCCCTGGCATAAAATCCTTGATATGGAAGCCTACGACTTACAGTTTTACAACTATACCAAACACTATCGCCGAGCATATCATCCCATGCCTAAGAATTATCACCTAACCCTGAGCTATTCCGAGGCCAATAAGAATTACGCCGAGTCCGTTCTGAAAGCATCAAAGGATACTGGCACCAACATCGCTGTTGTATTCAAGGGCGCTTTCCCTAAGCGTTTCAAGGGCTTAGAGGTAATCGATGGCACCAAAGATGATTTGCGTTTCCTTGATCCTTCGCCATGTTGCGTAGCTCTTAAAGCACTCGGCAAGGCTAAGCGTAACACCAATGGCTTTGTCATAGCAGCATAGGAGAAGCCTAAT